TCCAGCCCCGCACCACGATACATTACCTGTATTGCACTTTCGGCGGCTGGGCGGTCTGCCGGTTCAGAGCAAAGGCCGTATCGCGTCCACTCGGCCACGTATTGCGGGAATTTCGCTTTTTGTTCCGCTGTTAGAGTAGTGATCTTTTTCACGCTAAAGTTCCTTTCATTCTGCGGGCCAGACGGGGGAGAGACAGCCCGACCCGCAAGCGACCGGGGCCGCTATTTCAAGATCACAGCCAAATGAAGCCCGCGATTACTACCGCCGCCAGCATAAGCAGCGCCCACTGGATCGTGGAATGATTATTGCTGTCCTTCACCCGCTCTGTGCGCGCCTCTTTTGTGTCCAATCCAAGCCATTTCCAAATTCGCATTCCAGATCTCCTTTCAGTTTGATAAATCCAGCCGCAGCAGGGCCGCTATTCTGGTGCGCCTATCGATCGCTTCGTCATTTGTGATCGCAGAGCCGCATCGCCCCATGCCGCGGCTGCAGCCTTTGCGACGCCTGGATAGGTCTTGCTGCGGAGCTTGGCGCGGTCTGGCCCCGGCGGCATTCGGAACACCTGCTGCCATCTTTTGTATTCATCGCTTCCGCGCGGCGGCGGTGTCAGCTTGTCTGTCGGGGCCAGTTCAGGAAGGCCGATCAGGTAGAAGCCTGTTGCCTTGAACGCCGGATCACCAAACCACCAGGGCTGAACGATCTGCGGCTCTGGCAAGCCATTTATCCGTTCTCTCGCCCATTTGTGCATCACCGGGTTTTCCAGCGCGCGCAGAGGTATTGGTGCATGGAGGCAGGCCTCGAACAGATCACATGCGGCCTCAAATTCTTCGATCATGTCTTCCCATGTTCTGCCCTTGGGCAGTTTCTTTGGATGGGTCTTGTTCGGCCCGTAGAGCCAGCGCTGGCCTGCCCGACAGAGGCGGGTGCAAGGCGGGTGCATGACGCAGAGCAGGTGCCACGTCGGATCTTGCATCACGTCGCGGATATCACCCTGAATGTGCCGGTTGGTCGGCGTGTCAGCCGGGTCAATGTCAGATGAAAATGCGTTGAAGCCGCGCGCCAGGAATGCCTCGCGCATTTCACCGGACGTTTCGCACCCGATCAGGACATTAATGTCCTCTGGGCGGACTGGTGGAGCCTTAAGACCAAAATTTGCGTTCATCCTGCGCGCCACTTATGCTCACTACGCGCCATAATCCTGCGTTCCATCCATCCGGCGCGACCAAGATGATCACCGAAGGCGATAACAGCGTCCGGCTCGGCGTCTGGACGGCCAAGAACATGCTCCGCGAAAAGATCGCAGCAAGATTCAAAGCCAAGGCCGCGCATTCCCTCAAGCGCCATCTCGCGGGCGATCTCGGCTTGGTCGCGCTGAGCCTTGGTGCCCTCAAGGTCTGCCATTCTGGGCCATGCGTTCATGCCGTCACCAGAAGAATTGCGAACATGGTAATTGCGATGAAGATGCAGCCGATCAGGCTTTCCAGATGAACGCGGTTCATGCGTCACCCCCGGTAGCCTTGGCGATGGCTGCGCGTATATCTACTGCGCAACGTGAGTTGCCCTTGCCTTCCATAAACTCTATATTGGTTAAAGCAGTCTTCAACATCTCAAGCATCTTTGGCGCTTCCGCGATAAGGCGGGCGTTGTATGGTCCGCGCGGCCCATTTCCGACGAGGCAAACATCGACCGTGCCGCCGTCTGAGTGTGGCGCTGAAACGAACAAAAAGCGCGTTTCATCTGACATCAGCACAGAATTTTTGACGTATTCGCCAAGCTGTTCTGCGGTCATCGGCTTGCCGTCTTCGCCGACCATATTGAGCGGTGTCCAAGGCGCAGGCGTGTGCAGTCGATCAGTCATGCGTTTTCCTTCGCTTCATCGCAGCGCCGGTCATACGGATCTGCGGATGCCTGTTCTTCGGCGTGTCCTTCGCAGTATGCCAGCCATGCCTGCGCGGCATAAACGAGTTCGGCAGCGTTCAACACGCTGTCTTCTGTGCCGGGATAGTCGGTAGCGCAGTCAATCGCGGACATGAGCAGGTCAAGCGGTTCGCCGGGCGTCTGCGCAATGATAAACGCCTTCGCGGTCGCGTCGGCTTCTGCTTCGGTGCAGAATATGTCTACATCATTCCCAATAGCATCCGAGAAAGTCAGCATTTTCGTTGCAGATCCCAATAATCCGTTCGCGTTTGCAGACACGGGGCGGTGCAGGTTTGCGCTCATACTCATTGGTCTGCCTCCACAAGACGGCCACCTTTGGCGCGATACCAAACGCCAGGCTCAATCCCGTCGCGGCCCGTAATGCCGCAAGCATTTGACTTGATTTCATATTCGGACCCGCTCCACACCATCTCGTTTGCGAACAGGGAACACCCTTCGCGTTCAGCCATTACCTTGCCGTCCTCGTCGGTTGAGACTGCGGTGGATGCCTTGCCCCCGACACTCGCGGCGCTCCGGTCGCCCGTGTTGGTCGCGGCGCTCCGGTAGCCCGTGTTGGTCGCGGCGCTCCGGTAGCCCGTGTTGGTCGCGGCGCTCCGGTAGCCCGTGTTGGTCGCGGCGCTCCGGTCGCCCGTGTTGGTCGCGGCGCTCCGGTCGCCCGTGTTGGTCGCGGCGCTCCGGTAGCCCGTGTTGGTCGCGGCGCTCCGGTAGCCCGTGTTGGTCGCGGCGCTCCGGTAGCCCGTGTTGGTCGCGGCGCTCCGGTCGCCCGTGTTGGTCGCGGCGCTCTGGTAGCCCGTGTTGGTCGCGGCGCTCCGGTCGCCCGTGTTGGTCGCGGCGCTCTGGTCGCCCGTGTTGGTCGCGGCGCTCTGGTCGCCCGTGTTGGTCGCGGCGCTCTGGTAGCCCGACTCTTTCTTTGTGCCTTTCGCCATCGCGACGATTTGCTTGACTGCGCGGTCGATGAAATCAGGCAGGGACAACTCAGCCACGACTGTAATTTTTGCGGCGGCAATCTTGCTGTCGCTGGAGTCGTCGCGGTCAAACTTACCCTCAAGCAAAACCTCGGCAAAACGCGACTCTGCGGGGCCGTAGTAGCCCAAAACGTCGATAGCGGTTTCGCAGGCGTGAAAGCCGGATCGGCATTGCTCTACGGGTCCGTCCGTCTCGTAGGTCAGCCCGACCTCGTATTGGTGGCCACGACATGTCCAATCGTCGTTGAAGCCCTTATAGGCGGTGATTTGGTCGGTGCTCATCTAGTTCTCTCCCAAACTTGGCCCATGGGCCGTTGCTGAAACCTATAAGCGCACATCCGAAACCGAAACGCAACACAAAAGTTTACTTGCGGGGCGCGGATGTTTGGTGTAACGTCTTTTCATGAGTAATGAAAACGGATCAAAACTGCTACGGCAGTGGATAGACGGGACGGGCCGCAAGGTTGCATGGGTGGCTAAGGCGATCCCGGCCAACCGGTCCCTTGTGCATCAATGGCTAAACGGTAATCACACCCCGCGCCAGATTTACCGGCACCGGATTGAAGCGGTGACTGGCGGCGCGGTTCCAGTTGATAGTTGGGATGTGGAGCAATGACGGACCGGACCTGTGTTTATAGGGATTATGATACTGGCAGCAATTTGCCGCCGGGGAACTTTATCGGCACGGCGGCGGAACACCTTGAGGCGGTCGATCGCCTGATAGCAGAGGCCCGCGCGAAACATCGCCCGGTTGCTGATCTGCTCAAGCGAAAAATGAAACTGAAAGCGCGGTGCGCCGCTTTAGGCGCGCAATTCACAGAAAAATAGGCTGGCGGAACTTCAACCCACGCCAGCCCAATCACCGGCCATTGGAGGACCGACAACATGACAAATGTAGCAAAGATGACAGACGAAACGCAAGGATCGCAATTGCCCGCCGACCCGATGGTCAGCGTTATCGAGCGCATCGCAATGACGCCCGATCTGCCTATCGAACGGCTGGAACGGATGCTCGACATGAAAGAGCGCATGGACAAGCAAGCCGCGCAGGCGCAACACGCCGCCGCGTTCGCCATGGCATCGGCCAGATTCCCTGCCATCCCGCTGAACGGGGTTGGGCATAACAACAAGCGCTATGCCACGCTCAAGGATATCATCGCCAAGACGCGGCCCATTCTCTCTGAGAACGGCTTGGCGCTCAACTTCGCGGTGGACACCGGTGAGACAATCCGGGTCACGGCCCGCCTGTCGCATGTTTCAGGTCATGTCGAGACCGTCAGCATAGACCTTCCGCGCGATTCCAGCGGAAGCAAGAATGCGGTGCAAGCGGTCGGGTCATCCCAGACCTACGGGCAGCGCTACACCGCTCAGGCAATCCTTGGCCTCTCGCTTGGCGAGGATACAGAGGACGATGGTGCGGCATCCACACCGGGGACCGTCACGGCTGACCAATTCATTGCTTTGCGCGACAAGGCTGCGGAGGCCGGTATTGATCCTGACAAGATTTGCAAGGCGCATGGCGTGACTGATTTGCAGGTCTTTCCGGCCAAGGACTTCGACGCAGCGATGAAGCGCCTTGACCGCGACATTGCCGAGAAGGGCGGTGCGTGATGGATCAGCAGACAGATGAATGGTTCGCTGCCCGCTTAGGCCGGGTCACGGCCAGCCGGATTGCAGACGTGATGATGAAACCCACAACGGCGGGATATCAAAATTATCGCGCCCAATTGGTTTGTGAACGACTGACGGGCGAACCAACAGAAAGTTTCACCAGCGCAGCGATGCAGCACGGGACCGATACCGAGCCGCGCGCCCGCGCCTTCTATGAACTGGAAACTGGCCTGACCGTTCAAGAGGTTGGGTTCATTCCGCATCCACTGTTGGAAATGTCCGGCGCGTCGCCGGATGGCATTATTGGCGATGATGGGCTTGTCGAGATCAAGTGCCCACAGCCGGCCACGCACATCAAGACACTGACCGGCTCGGCAATAGACCGAAAGTATCGCCTGCAAATGCAATGGCAGATGGTCTGCACCGGGCGGGATTGGTGCGATTTCGTTTCGTTCTGCCCGTCCCTCCCTATGGAAATGCAGATGTTTCGCCAGCGCGTCGATGCGGAAGCTGAGGAACAGGCCGAAATCACTGCGGCAGTCACGTCTTTCTTGGCAGAGGTTGACCGCCTGACAGCCGATCTGACCGCGAAATATCCGGTGGCGGCATGACAGATTGGCCCGCAGAAAAGGACCGGATTGCGGCCAGCATGAAGCGTTGCAAGACGATCCAGCAGCTTCACGGCGTATGGATCGCAGAGGTGCCCGCTATCCGCGCCCTGGGCGACGGCGACAAAGCGTTGTGGCACCAAGTGGTGAACTTGAAAGAATATCTGAAATCAAAGCTGATTGATGATCCGGCCATGCAGGCCCCGCCGATGGATTATGGCGCATGACAGGACAGACCGTTATCCTTCGCGGCCCATCCCAGCGCGTTCTGGCGCACAAGCTGGTTGACTGCGCGCCGCCTGACGCCGTTGTCAACGTGCGCGAGGCGACCCGGAATAAAGACCAAAACGCCCGTTTCTGGGCAATGCTTAGTGACGTTTCCCGCGCCAAGCCTGATGGACGCAAGCATACGCCGGAAGTCTGGAAGGCGCTTTTTATGAATGCTCTAGGCTATGAAACCAGGTTTGAAATGGGGTTAAACGGTGAGCCTTTTCCGGTTGGGTTCCGTTCGTCGCGCCTGTCGGTTCGGCAAATGGCTGACCTTATCACATTCATAGCGGAATACGGCGACAGGCATGGCGTCAATTGGTCAGAGCCAAATCCATATGAGGGCGCGGCATGAACCTGGCAGGCAAACCCCCTATGGGCCTCAAGGAAGCGCCACAGCCCCGCGACAAGGCCCGTCTTGCGGCTGTGGCGGCGATGCCCTGCGTGATCTGCCATGAGTGGCGGTTGCCGCAACATAGCCCGACGCAGGTGCATCACTGCATCCACGGTCGATATTCCACGGCGCGCGCGCCCGACAGCATGACCCTACCTCTGTGTGAAGGTTGTCATCTTGGCCTGATGGACACAAGCAAGATTGCACTCCACGCGGAGCCGAAACTATGGCGCGAAAAATACGGCAAAGACACCGATTGGTTGTCTTGGGTGGAGGATAGGTTGCATGGGTAAAATATCGTCGTTTAAGCGCGTCGGGTTAGGCATGACTCCATATACACAAGCAGATAAGGTTCCCGTCAATTCGCAGGAATGGCGGAACCTCGTCAACATGCGCATGGCAGAAGGTTACGGCGTTGAGGATATCGCGCTATGGCTGCAATGCAATGTGTCGCGTGTTCGGGCGCACGTTCAGACTCTCCGCGACAGTGGAACCCTTGCCAATTGGTGGTCGCGCGAATGAGGGCTGCAAAGGTTGACAGAGAAGGGCCTATTCATCGTTCAATACTGGCATATCTGCGCAAGGTGATGCCAGACGCCCTGATATTTCATCCAGCAAACGAGATCGCGTCGAAGATCCCAGGCGCGACACCAAAGCAGAGGATGCTTTCTCAGAGCCGCGCTAAAGCGCTCGGGATGCTTCCCGGCATACCTGACCTAATCGTGCTGCATCAGGGCCGTTTCATTGCCTTCGAGGTCAAAGCAGAGGGCAACTATCAGCAGCCAAATCAGAAAGCCGTTGAGGCTTTGGTGGATGCTAACGGGGGCTATTATTTCGTTGTCAGGTCTATTGATGACGTAAAAGATGTACTCGATGGGTGGTGAAGTGACCCACCAAAACAGCCCTTTGATAAACGCGGGGGCATGTGCTAAGAAATGGCCAGGGCCGCAAATGCGACAAACACTTGCGACCCCTGAACCGAAACCTAGCTGAATTAGGAAACGATTGTTGACCCATTTCATACCCCAAAACACCTCGTTTAGACAAGAGCAAAGCACCCTTGCCGATGCTGAATTTCTGACGTTTGATTACTTGGATTTGCGTTCCGACCTTAGAAACGAGGGGTGGAGAACGCCACAGTGCTACTCAAAAGATTTTGGCGCTACTGGTGACTTTCCGGCTATCTACGCTTTCCTTTTGGTCGACAACATGGAGTTCAAGCGCGCGCGTCCCGCCTATGTCGGCATGTCGAAGCGGCTTGCGCAGAGGTGGTCCGGCCATCCCATTTTGACGGAATTGGACGAGGTTGGATTGTGGGTTCAGAAATGGTTTCTGCGTGTGCCCATGGAAAATCTCAGGATTGCAGAAGCTGCCCACATATCAAGGTTTGATCCGCCGTGGAATGTTATCGGACGGAAGCGCGGGGTGGCTGCGCTATGAACGGCGGCCCCTATGTTCAGTTGTATACGTCTGATTTCCTAGGGGGCACTAGCGGAATGACAGCGACAACGAAGGGCGTTTACATCACTCTAATTTGCCTAATGTATGAATCCGAGGCCCCATTAGGGCAGTCATGGCAAGCGCTGTCTAGGCGATGCGGCTGCACATTGCCCGGCTTCAAGAAGGCTGTTCAAGATCTTTTGGACGAAGGCAAAATGTCTGTTTCCGATGCCGGTATATGGTCGAGTAAATGCGACAAACACATTGCGCTGCGTCACGAACGCCGCAGTAGCGCGAAGGCCGCTGCGGACGAAAGGTGGAGAAAAACCAAACAAAAACAACGCATACCAGATACGGACGCATTGCAAGCGCAATGCCAACCAGAACCAAAACCAAAAAGAGAAGGTAAACCTTCTCTATCTATTGGTCAGATCAGCGATGATTTTGATGCCTTCTGGGTTCTATGCCCTCGCAAGGTTGCCAAGGGCCGCGCCAGAAAGGCTTATGGAGACGCCCGCAAGAAAGCCAGCGCCGAAGACATTGGGCGCGGCATGGATAGACACGCCAAATCTGTTCTTGGCAAAGAGGCGACATACATTCCACATCCGGCATCGTGGCTAAACGATGAACGGTGGAATGATGAAATCGAACCAATGGAGACCCAAAATGGCAAACGACATAGTGGCAACCACAGATCCGATCCGCATGGCGCGCTCCATGCGGGATTCGGCGCAGAGGCCGTTGACTACGATGGAAGAAGCGCAGACCCTTCTGCGACAATGCGAGACGTTACGCCGCCCGGTGGAGAAACGATGGCTCATGGGCCGGATTGCGACCCTTCTCAGCCACTTCTACGTGTCGCCTATGTCCGAGACTGAGGCGCGGGCCGTTGCGCAGGATTGGGCCGATGCACTGTTGGAGTTTCCACAATGGGCGGTTGATGAGTCCTGCAGGGAATGGCTGCGAGCGCAGGAACGCAAGCCGACAATCGCGGGCATTCGGAAATTGTGCCAGCAACATTTCGCGGTGGTGGAATACACCCGCCAAAAGGCGATGCGCGGGCCTAACCTGCACAGCGCGCCACTCGCGCCCCGCGATGAACCCACGCCAGAACGCAAGGCCGAAATGGCGGCGGAGATTGCCGATGTTGCGGAGCGGCTTCGCAAGAAATGCGTTTCAGATCGAGGGCCGCGCAAATGACCGAGGAACAGGCAGCGCAGGCCATTCTACGCAAAGTGGCAAAGAGATACCGTCTCGCCCCGGCGTTGATCGTGTCCCCAACAAAGCGGGCCTATGTCACGCGAGCCAGGGACTACGCCGCGCTCAGAATGCGCCGGGATCTGGAGATGAAATACAGCGCCATTGCCGTAGCCATAAACCGTTGCGAGGAATCGGCGAGGTCTGCCGTTTGGCGCGCGGTTGATGCGTTGATAGCAGAACAGGAGAAATGACATGAATATCGACAAGTTACAAAAGGCCCTCGTGATTTTGAACGGAAGCGGAAAATCGGGAGAAGTTTGCGCCGAGCACGACGAGCTTTTTCTGTGGCCAATGGCAGACAGCTTTACCAAAGACGAGGTTTCTCAGCTGGCTTCGCTTGGGTTTAGAATGAACGATGAAGGCGGGTTTGAATGCTTCACTTGAAACATAAAAATCTATCAGCACATGAGCGGGCACAATGAGCCTTCTCAGCCAAACCAGAATGCCGGCAAACTGGCCCACGCCGGAACGCAAAGCGCAACCTAAACAGGTCTCAGATATCACGGCGTTTTGGGAACGTCACGGCGATAGTGTGCGCATTCTCACCAGCATTCTTAACCGGTGGCGCACCACCGAAGAGGCCGCACGGACGCTGCAAATGACAACGCACGGCGCGGGCAGGTTATTGAGCCGGATGCAGGATGCTGGCGTTATCGATCGGGACACTGTTGACCGCGTGAATATGTGGAGGCTGAAATGACCGACTACAACGATGGCAAGTGGCATGGATGGGATGTTGGCGAATGCCCGGTGCATCCTGAAAGCCGCATTGATGCTTTGTGGATAGAAGACGGTCAAAGTTTTAGCGTAATCAATGCTCGCGCTGGCGACCAGGATTGGTTTGGATGTTTTGACGCCTTCCGGGTTGTTAAGGAACACCGCGAACCGGGCGAGTGGTGGATAGCAGATAACGCAGCTTGCAAAACAAAAACTGAGGCTGAGATGTTAACACTTTCAGGTTCGGTAATCCATGTTCGGGAGGTGATCGAATGACCGATGTCAAAGCACTGAAAGAACTGCTGGCGAAGGTAGAGGCGGGGGAATGGGATTGTCTGGACGAAAATTATCCGTTGCACTATAGCACATATCCTAACTTTGGGAGAACGTATGAAGACGGTTCCCTAGACGCAGCCAAGGCACTGCACGAGGCGCTTCTGACGGGGTGGGATTTTTGGGTTACAACAGACAGGACGGACGTATTTCTTGGCGAGAACGGCCCTAGACAATATGGTATGTCAGATATTCCAGCCCGCGCGTGGCTCTTGGCAATCATCCGCGCTCTGATAGCGGAGGACGAAGAATGACCATAGAACCCCAAGCCCGCGCCATAGCACAGGGTCACGAGATCAATAGGCTTCTAAGCGAATGCGAACGGCTGCAAAAAGTTATCAGCGGCATGGAAAGAGATATGGCAGCAAAGAACCGTGAGCTGCGCGATTTACGCCGGGATAATAGGGTTCGGTTGGCGGGAATGTCGAAATGAGCGACAATGTAATTCCTATAGGCGGCATCACGAAGCTAGACCTGCCGGTTGATCGGATACTTGAACAGGCGAAGGATTGGTGCGCTGAAAGCGTCGTGGTGATCGGGTGGAATGAAGACGGCGAACTTGGCTTCGCGTCGTCATGCGCGGATGGCGGCGAGGTTCTGTGGCTACTCGAACAGGCTAAACTGGCGCTTCTAAGCGTTGGTGAATAACGGCCAGAACAGCATAAAGGGGCATCAGGTGGGAAAAGGCGACCGAAAAAGAAAACCACGCCAAAAAATGCAGGTGCGTGATCTTAGGGCAGGTGACGGGCTTTCTGTGCAATACGTGGGGGGTGCCACCAAAAGCGCAGACTTGGCTGTCAGACCAACGCCTGAGCGTTTCAAACGCGGCGAATGGCGACTTCCACAGGGCATGGGCAAGCACAACAGCCCAGCAGTCGATATTACCGCTGACCTGATTGGGCTGATGTATGAGAACAAGTTCATTACAAACGCGCAGGAGCAGGCCGCGCGAATGGTGCAAACAGCATGGGCCGGATACATCGCGGAAATGGGCGTGTCTCAGGGCCGGTCATGCCTGGATATGTCGCCGGTCGGCCATGATGGAGGCGACGGCAACCCGGATGCCATGCAGGCGTGGCGTGATATATCCGCCAAGCTGACATATTGGCAGGAGGGCGCGCTGCTATGGACGGTGATAAATGGCAGGGCACCTGCGAATGTGGAACTGGTGCGGTCTGCGCTGGATGTTGTGGCGGGTGTGAAGGGGCGCTTGACACCACGTAAAGAATATGAAAAGTTGACTGTGACGAATTACGCCCGGTTTTAGGATTTGGCGTTTTTGCATTCAGTTTATCTTGTCAGGATCATCTGAATATGACCGGCCCCTTTACGCGAAAGCGCACGGGTCGGTTCTCATGCCGGATTACAATGCCGGTCTATGCTGCACCTTCTGCACCTTGTCGCGGTTTGTGCGGTCCTCGTAGGAGGTATCTTGGCAAGGTGGCGCGGGGAAATAGCCGTATCGCATTGCCCTAGGTGAAAAGACAGTGTGCGAGGAACCCCGTCGCCTCGTTAAATCCGGGCGGGACATAATCACATTCTCAGCAAGAGGAGCCTGCCCGGCAACGTGGCGGGCCTAAACACATGAAGTTCAAGAAATCTCTATTCGATGACATTTGCGAAAGCATAGCGAACGGGGAAAGCCTGCGGTCTATTTGCTTGCGGGATGACATGCCAGATCAACGGACTGTGCATAGGTGGCTGGTGAAGGATGACGGCGGCGCACTCTGTCAGCAATACGCGCATGCGCGGGAAGTTCAAGCTGACACGATATTCGATGAAATCCTAGACATCGCAGACGATGCGGCAAACGACTGGATGGAGCGGGCGGGAGAGAATAGCGAAGGCTGGCAATTGAACGGCGAACACATCCAACGCAGCAGGGTGCGGATCGACGCTCGCAAATGGATGGCCGGTAAAATGCGGCCAAAGAAATACGGCGAAAAGCTAGACGTTGAACACTCTGGCGAACTGAAAGTCACACAGATAGAACGACGCATTGTCACACCTGATAATTGAGACGGCATCGGCGCTTGCGCCTTTGCTGCAACCAGCACGATATAAAGGCGCTCACGGCGGGCGGGGATCTGGTAAGTCGCACTTCTTTGGCGAACTTGCTGTAGAAGACGCGCTAAGGTTCCCCGGCGAATTTGGCGAAGGTTTGCGACTGGTAGGCATTCGGGAAGTTCAGCGGACTCTCAAGGAATCCGCCAAACACCTGATCGAAACGAAGATGCAGAAGTTTGGTTTAGGCGAGGCGCAGGGCTTCAAGGTATTCAAGGACGTGATAGAAACGCCTGGCGATGGCCTGATGATATTCCAAGGCATGAAAGACCACACTGCGGAAAGCATCAAATCGCTGGAAGGATTTCACAGGGCGCTGTGTGAGGAAGCGCAGGCGTTGTCTGCTAAGTCAATCGAGATGCTGCGCCCGACGATCCGAACACCTGGGTCTGAAATGTGGTTCCCGTGGAACCCACGCAGCGCAAAAGATCCGGTAGACAAGATGTTGCGCGGCCCGCTCAAGCCGAAAGACGCAATCGTTGTTCAATGCAATTGGAGCGATAACCCTTGGTTCCCCAAGGAACTTGAACAGGAAAGGCAGCACTCGCTCAAGACAGATCCCGATAGATATGGGCACATTTGGGAAGGCGAATACGCCCGAGTATATGAGGGCGCATACTACGCCAGCCACTTGGAGGCAGCGGAACGCGATGGCCGGATTGGCAACACCGCGATTGACCCGCTTCTAAGCAAATTCGCCTATTGGGATATTGGCGGAACCAGCAACAAAAGTGACGCAACAACGATTTGGGTATGCCAGTTTGTCGGGGCTGAACTGCGCGTCATAGATTACTACGAGGCTATCGGGCAGGAGTTCAGCGAACACGTTGGCTGGCTGCGACGCAACGGACACGGCGAAGCAATCTGCAAGCTACCGCATGATGGTAAAAAGCACGACACGGTTCATAAGGTCACGCCTCAGAGCTATCTGCGCGAGGCCGGGTTTCAGGTGCAGGTAATGCCTAACCTTGGCGCTGGCGCGGCCATTCAGAGGGTAGAGGCAACGCGGCGGGTGTTTCCGTCCATTCGGTTTGACCGGGACAAGACGCAGGGCGGGCGCGAGGCGCTGGCATGGTATCACGAGCGCCGCGACGCAGAGCGAAATATCGGCCTTGGACCAGAACATGACTGGGCATCGCACGGCGCGGACGCATTTGGCGGCATGTGCATTGATTTCCTGAACCGCGTTGACGAAAGCAGTTGGGGCAAGCCTATCCGGCGGAACCTAAAGGGATACGCATAATGGCACGACCCGCAAAGATATCATGGCGGCCAATGGGCACAGCGCCAAAGGATAAGCCAATCTTGTTACTTGAAGAAGATGCTTATATCGAGGGTCACGTTGGGCCGTTTGGAGATCAGCGCCACGTTGGCATCGGCAAGTGGGATGACAAGTGGTTTATTACATGGGATGAAGGCGGGCTGGAATGGGCCGAAGCTGACCCGACTATGTGGGCCGACATTACGCTGCCGGAGGTGACAGATGGCACTTGATACCTATGCCAACCTCAAGACAGCAATTGCGGATTGGCTAAACCGGGAAGACCTAACCGCAGTTATCGCTGATTTTATTACGTTGGCAGAGGCGGATTTCGGCCCGAAGGTCAAGCATTGGCGCATGGAAAAGCGGTCTAACGCAACCACGTCTGCGCAATTCATGGATATTCCGAGCGACTTTATCGAGCCAATCCGGTTCGGGCTGGATACAAACAACCAGCATCGAGTTGAGTTCGTATCGTCGGCTGACATGGCGCAGATGCGCGAGAACACAAAAGATTCGACGGGAACGCCGCAATACTGGACGTTTACGGATGGCAAGATCGAGGTCTATCCAACGCCAGACGGCACCTATACGACTGAGCTTGTTTACCTCGCCAGCGTGACAGCGCTGTCCGATGCCAACACGACGAATTGGGTGCTGACCAATCATCCGAATGTTTACCTGTTCGGGGCATTGATCCAAGCGGCACCGTATTTGCAGGCTGATGACCGCCTTAGAACATGGGCAGCGCTTTATCAGACGGCGCTTGACGGCGTTGGGGAAAGTGATCGCCGGGCACGTAGCGGTGGTGCGGGACTGAAAATGCACATCAGGGGCGTTAAATGACCACGTATTTCCCGGCTCAGATTGAGCAGGGCCTAACGGGCGGCAACGCGACAATTGTCATTGAGCCGACACAAGATGACATCATCATGAATGGACAGGGCGCAGCGACGGGCAACGCGACTGTCACAATGGATGCGGGCGGCGCGGATGACATGTGGGCTACATTCGGCGCGTTCTCGGCGAATGGTGATGTCGGCACGGGATGGACGCCACAGACATATGACGCGACCACATGGACAGAGAATTGAGGGCGGCAAATGGCTGACACGACCACAACGACTTTAGGCCTGACTAAACCAGAACCCGGTGCGTCAGAAAACACCTGGGGGCCGAAACTCAACACGAACTTTGATCTGATTGATGACGCTGTTGACGGAACTACGGCCATTGCGCCTAATCTCACGGCGGGTTCTTGGCAGGTCGGCGGGGTATCTGTTACTAGCACTGCTGCTGAGCTGAACGTTTTGGATGGGATCACGGCATCCGTTGCTGAACTGAATATTTTGGACGGTGTTACATCTACCGCAGCAGAGTTGAACATTCTCGACGGGGTAACTTCGACGGCGGCAGAATTGAACATCCTTGACGGAGTAACATCAACTGCGGCTGAACTGAATATTCTGGATGGCGTGACAGCCACAGCTGCCGAACTAAATATCCTAGACGGTGTGACCGCCACGGCGGCAGAATTGAACATCTTGGATGGCGTTACAGCCACGGCTGCTGAGTTGAATTATTCCGACGGTGTTACGTCAAACATCCAGACCCAGATTGACGCGATATCGCAGCCAAGTTCGGTTGTTTCGTTTACCTCATGGGCTAACGGCGCTGAATCAAGCAAGGCTCACGGTTACGGTAGCGCCCCAACAGTTTGGTTTGCTTGGATGGAGTGCATTGCGGCCGATGCTGGATTTTCAGTAGGTGACGTTGTTCCTGTTGGATATTCGCATTCGTCTGCTGGATATAACGGCGGGTCCACTTATGCAGACGCGACCAACATTTATCTGCGCATCGGTAGCGCGGGTTTCAACGCATACTCGTCGTCTGGGACGTATACGGCAGATTTTGACCCGGCCAAATGGACAGCCAAGGCCAGGGTTATAGCCTAATGCTTATCCCGCTAGACATCCCGCCCGGCGTTGTTCGCGGCGGGACAGACACCATGTCGGCAGGCCGGTGGCGTGATGCGTCACTGGTGCGATGGGCTGACGGAACTATGCAGCCGGTTGGTGGATGGTCAACCCGTGTTGCCGGAACGCTGGCGGCAGCTTGTCGCGGCGCTTTGGCATGGTCGGATAACAGTGCTGACAGGCGCGTGGCAATGGGCACGTATGAGAAGCTATATTCGCTGTCGGCATCTGGCACATTGTCGGACATTACGCCAGCCGGGTTTACTGCTGGCTCTGAAAGCGCCACGACAAATCTGGGCTACGGCGGTGGATTTTATGGTGCCGACGCATATGGAACGGCACGCACGGATAGCGGCTCCCTTGCGGACCCGACAACATGGTCACTTGATACCTGGGGCGAATATCTAATCGCGGCGACCGCTGACGACGGCAAGATTTACGAATGGCAGCTAGACACAGGTGTTTTGCCAACGGCGGTTACGAACGCGCCGACCGGAAATAGTGGCGCGTTCGTAACTGACGAGCGTTTTCTGGTGGCTCTTGGCGCAGGCGGCGATCCGCGCAAGGTGCAATGGTCAGACCGCGAAGCAAACACGGTCTGGACGGCGGCGGCGACAAACGAGGCCGGTGATTTTGAATTGAAAAGCGCCGGGACGCTAAAGAAGGGCATTCGGTGCCGTGGTCAAGCATTGCTATTGTCTACGCTCGATGCCCATACGATGACATATGTAGGCCCACCGTTTGTATATGGATTTGAGCGGGTTGGCGAGAGTTGCGGCATTGTTGGCCCGAAGGCCGGGATTGCTGTTGAGGGCGGTGCCTATTGGATGGGGCGGCGGTCATTCTATCGGTTTTTTGGCGGCGTGGTTGAAGAAATCCAGTGCGAAGTTGCTGATTATGTTTTCCCGAACCTGAACACAACGCAGGCGGCCAAGGTTTACGCTGTTAATAACGCTCAATATGGCGAGGCGTGGTGGTTCTATCCGTCTACGGCGGCAACGGAGTGCGACAGCTACGTTGCCTATAATTATCGCACGGGCATCTGGATGACAGGCACCATTGACCGCAGCGCAGGCGTTGATCGGGGTGTTTTCGCCGCGCCTATTTGGGTTTCGCCGTCCGGCGGCATTTATGACCACGAAATCGGCAACCTCTATGGCGGTGCCGATGTTTATGCGGAAAGCGGGCCAATCAGCTTTGGTGCGGGGGACACCGTTATGGTGGCAACATCGCTAATCCCTGACGAAAAAACGCAGGGCGATTGCACGGTGACGTTCAAAACGCGGTTCCATCCGAATGATGTCGAGCGGAGCTACGGGCCGTATACGATGGCCAACCCGTCAGACGTGAGATTCACGGGGCGGCAAATACGGGCGCGCGTGACTGGCGCATCAAGCACATCCTGGCGGTGGGGCACTCCCCGTCTTGATGCGGTTGCGGGTGGCCGCAGGTGAGGCTGCAAAACCCATCATCGGCTTATAATCCAACGCGGGAATTAGAACGCAACAGGTCGATTGAACTTAGCGACAGACAGAACCACAAGCGCGGGCAAGATATCGAGGTAGGTGGCAACGACGAGCGGCTTATCCTGACGGATGATAACGGCATTCGGTATGAGGTTTACGTTGACACGTCCGGGGCTTTGCAGGTCGCTATCATAGGAGGCGCACTGGTGCCCAATGACTTCAACGTGCAGATGGCCGAGGCCGAGATTCTGGACACGTATGGCGATACTGTGTCTGTCACGGCAAAAAAGAAAAGCCTGCACAAATTTGGGTCAAACGAGACTGTTGGAACGTCATTCGAGACGGTTGCGCAATTCCAAGGCACCACGGCGAACGAAACGTATGTGTCAACCAACATCATTGACAGCGTGGTTTCCAGCAGCGGCAGCGATACGCAGACAATCACCATCGAGGGGCACACGATTGATGGCAGTGGCAACCTGACGTTCGTTTCTCAGGACGCCACGCTAACCGGACAAACAGAGGTAACGCTAACAACGCCTCTGGCCCGCGCTAACCGCATGTTTATCGCGGCCAGCGGCACGTTTGACAGCCCGCAGGCGGTAGCGGTGGGCGTTATCGCGGCATACGATAATACGGCAGGCATAACGTCCGGCGTTCCGAACACGGCAGCGGCGACTAAGTGCGTGATAATTGCGGGCGATACGCAAAGCCAAAAATGTGCAACGTCTATTTCTTCGACCGATTACTTGATCGTCACAGACATTGAGGCGCATGTCGGGGACGGAGGCGGTTCTGCGGCATACGTGCTTGTCCGACTTGAAAAGCGGGATGTATTCAACGGCGGCGTTTGGGTGCCGGTCGGGAATGATATTGTTGTGGTGCTTGACACAACGTCACCGGATTCGGCCCGCCCACTGCCTTATTTGATTGTCCCTAAGAACCATGACGTGCGGGTGCGGGCGAAAACAAACGCAAACACTGCGGACTTGCATGCTGAAATCAGCGGCTTTCTGGCGGCTATCCAATGATGTTCGACCAACTTGCCCGCTGTCGTGACTGGATAGAGGCCGCGCTTGAATACAGCGGTGGAACGCACACTTTTGACGATATCGCACAGGGCGTCCTTGAGGGGCGGTTTCGGCTTTGGGAGCGGGAAAACGGATGCGCTGTTAGCGAGTTTGTGCAGTTCCCTAGAAAGCGGGTGTTAAACGTGTTTTTAGCAGGCGGCGACATGCAGGTCATTAAGGATTTAGAGGCACCGGCAGCGGAGTTCGCGCGGCTAAACGGATGCCGATCTATGACAATATCTGGACGTAAGGGCTGGGCGCGCGCGTTGCCGCACTGGACCGTCAGACACACATCAATGGAGTTGCAGCTATGAGCGGCGGCGGTAGAGACAAAGGCGGAAGCCAATCGACAAGCGTGACCATCCCGGCATGGGTTCAGCAGGCGGCGCAGGGTAATCTTGCGCGGGCCGATGAAATATCGCGGATCGGATACGCGCCATATTACGGGCCTGACGTAGCGGCATTTCAGCCCGGCCAGAACGCAGCGTTTCAGAATACAGCGAACGCCAATCAGGCATTCGGGCTGCAGGGTGCAACGCCTAATATGCCACCGCCGCAGGAATTTGCGCCGGGCGTTCAAGGTTATTCCAGCGCGCCTATTCTTGAAGCGGCGATGAATGAATTGCAGATCCGGCGTCCCGGCCAATATGACGCCATCACGGGCATGTTCATTGATCCGGTGACTGGCAATAGTGGGCTTGGGAGTAATTCAGGCGCAGTTGGCGCACCGGGATCAGGTAGGCGCTATGGTAACCCAAGCGATTACGAGGGCGGCTATCAGGGCCATAATGAACCGCCGGGGCAAGGCGGCTTTGGCGGCGGGTTGCGCGGCGTTGGCGGCCCGTTCCGCGACGGCGGTGTTTTTGGCGATGGCGGGTTTTTCGATGATACGCAATTTGATCTCGGTTTGATTGATGGCGACGGTCGCTTGGGTGGTGTTGGCCGCGCGTTTGGCGGCGGCAATGCCCGTGATGGTGGCGGTAATGGCGGAGGGGGCAAATAAATGGCTGGTGGTGGACAAAACGTCTTTGACGCAAGCGCGCAAGGCCTTGGGGCAGCAGGCGCAGCAACGGCAGGTGGGCTAGGGTTTAACCCGGGTTCACTGCAAGGGGCTGATATACAGGCATATCAAAATCCCTATACCGATCAGGTGATAAACACGGGCTTGAACGATATCAACCGCTCTCGGCAAATGGCGATCAACGACACCGGCGCGGCAGCAACGTCTGCTGGCGCGTTTGGCGGGTCACGTCTTGGCGTAGCGGAGGCCTTGACGAATGAGGGGTTCGGACGGCAGGCAGCGCAATTCGCAGGGCAACAAAGGCAGGCGGGATTTAACAATGCGCAACAGGGCGCGATGTTCGATATCAACTCACGCATGGGCGCGAACCAGCAGCGTATGCAGGCAGCAGGACAGCTTGCAGGGCAGGCAGGTCAGGCGTTTGGCATGGGCAGGCAGCTAAACAACGATCAACTGTCTCAGGGCCTCATGCAGCAAGCCCTGCAACAGCAGCTTATTGATGCGGGCCGTGGGCAATACGCTGGTTTCACGGGCGCTCCACAGAATGCGCTGAACCTGCCCTTGGCTGCCCTCGGGGCTATTCCGAACGGCGGCGGGTCAACCAGCACGACAACGCAATCGCCGGGCCTGTTGAATTATCTTAGCCTTGGTGCGGGGCTGTTAGGAGGCTTCTAATGGTTGGTCTTCTCTCCCCCCAAATGCGAGTTGGGGGCATTCCGGGGCTGCAACAGGTTGAGTATCCCGGTATTCAGTATGATTACAACATGGGTCCGGGCAGGCCATATCGGCCCGCTGAGCCTATTCTTGATTTACTAGGCGAGGCAGCATCCAACATATTTGGTCCGGGATCGCGCATTTCTATCGGGTCAGGTTCAACGGTCGATTACACTGGCAGCGGCCCGACATTGCCTCGGGTTGGTTCAAACCGGCACGAAACAGGCACGGCGGCTGACCATACTGTGTATCGACCTGACGGGTCTGTTGTCACGACAGATAGCGAAGATGGGCGCAGATATGCGCTTGAAGCAGCGCGCCTTGGCGCGACGGGAATAGGTTTTGGCCCTGAGTATATGGGCAATGCGTTCCACATAGATCAGGTTGAACCGGGACAGGGGCAGGGTAATTTCTGGGCATCCGGCGCGTCGTCAATCGGCAACGAATTAGTAGCGGCGATGAATGGCAACGTGGGCGTTCCTGGCGGCACGTCACGCAGCGCGCAAGTGGCGCGCCCAACAGGCAACGCCCAAACAATCACGCGCAGCGGACAGGAGGCATCAACAATGCCGGGACAAACGCAAGGTCAAGAACGCCTGCCCTTCGGCCAGCGCTTACGTGAGAACTTTCGCAACGGGTCCGCGTGGGATAGTCTGGCAATTGGCCTAAACGGAATGACCTTGAATCCGAACATCGGAATGCAGGGAATGATTCAGGATCGAATGGAGGGACGCCGCGAGGATGCGCGCCTGAACCAAACTGCGGAATGGCTGCGGTCAGTCGGGCGTGGTGATTTGGCTGATGCTGTTATGGCGGGCGGCCTTACGGGCGGCGCGGCAGGCGGTATTGCGATGACGCCGGAACCGTCCGGCCCATCGGCACCGGAAACATCGGCTTGGCTACGCGGGAACGGGTTTGAAAGCTTTGCAGACATGGTTGACCGGGGGCTGATAACCCCGGCAGATGCTCTATCGCAGGCTATGGCGCAGCCCGACCAGACAAGCGGTATCGAAAACTACGAATACTTGATTGCGAATGGAGTTTCCCCCGCTGATGCTCAAGGGATGGCCTTTGGCGGTGGCGGCACTGTCATAAACAATCAAGTGGGTCCAGACGGCACACAGCTACCAAATCCGGCGACCGGTTTTGTTTACGCTCGGGATGCACAAGGGAACGTAATCATGGAGGGCTACACGTTGCCCAACGGCGGCGTTGCGTCGCGGCCGCGACAAATCCCGATTGCAGGTTCTGGCGCGGATACCGATGCCGTTGCCGCTGCGGAGCAGGCGGGCGCTGCTGACGCGACTACGGCAATGACGGCGGGTGTGGTTTTGGAGGACATCGACCGAATTCAGGAAATTGTTAACGAGTCCACAATTCCGATTACAGGTGCGATTGGTGGCCTGATGAGCTTTATACCGGGAACAAATTCTTATGATGTGTCTCAATTGGCAACGACGATTAGAGCGAATATCGGCTTTGATAGGTTGCAGCGCATGCGGGCTGAAAGCCCGACCGGCGGCGCTCTTGGCAACGTAACGGTTCAGGAACTAGCGCGCCTTGAAAGCGTTTTGGGTAGCCTTGATCAGGGCCAATCCCAAGAGCAGTTTCTGCGCAACTTCCAACGCTTGGAAGGTTTGTATGTTGACATTATGGACAGAGTTGATCCTGCGTTTGCTGCGGAAATGGGATATGCGCAAGGCGGCCAGGCGTCCGGTCAATTGCAAAGCCCTGTCGAAAGGCCGGAATCAGTTGACCCCGCTGTTTGGGACGTTTTATCGCCAGAAGATCGGGAATTGTTCAGATGAGCGAGAACCTAAATCTAGCACAGCGGCGCGCGATTGCATTGGCGCAGGCCCGTCTCAGATTGCAGTCTGGTGATACATCTGACGGTCGTGATCGCCTTATGCAGACTATTCCTGCCGGCGTTGATGTCCCGCCGCAAAGGCCAGTCCAGCAGCCCGTTACCGAACCTCGCAGCATTGGCGAGACAATTTATCAAAACGTGGTCGGTAGAGGTGATATTGACACGCCGGGCGAACGCCTCGGGCAATCCGTGCAGGAAATGGGTCGATCCTTTTTCCCTGGGGTCGCGCGCGGTGCAGCCGAGATTGCGGGCATCCCAGGCACATTGAGCGATGTTATTGACATTCCATTCGAGCGCATGGGGTTGTTGCCAGATGTTGATGGCGCGCAAAATGGGTCACCTTTTTCTGGTGAGGCCATGCGCCGATATTTGAGCGATGCGACTGGCGGCGCAACGGAATACAGGAGCGACACAACGGCAGGCCAATACGCAGGCACGATTGGCGAGTTTCTGCCGGGCGGCACGGGCGGCGCTGGGATGCGTGGCCTGCTGGCGTATGGAGTTGTTCCAGCAGTTGCATCGGAATCGGCTGGGCAGCTAACAGAAGGAACTTCTATTGAGCCATATGCGCGCGCGGCAGCGGCTATTGGAACGTCCATTTTGGGCGGGCCTGCTATCGCCGGTCGGTCAACAGTGCGAAACGCGGCGGGTGCAAATTTAGAGCAGCGTCGAATGGCCGGGTTGCTAGAGGATGCCGGGATACAGCCAACAGTTGGGCAAGCGACAGGATCTAACGCAATACGTCGCATGGAAGGCACGGTTTCCCCGCGCCCGTCGCAAATTGAAGATCTGACAGCCGCTGCTATGCGGTCAACGGGCAGCACGGCAGCCCGCGCAACGCCCACAACGCTTATGGATGCAAGTCGCAGGATTGGGCGGGCCATGGACGACGCCTTGGACGGCGTTTCGTTTAGGCCGACAACGGCGATGGCGCAGTCTGCTGATGATGCAGTGGTTAGGTATCTTGAAATGGCACCATCCGCCACGGTCGTGCCGCGCGTCAGAAACATCGCCAATGAGATCATTGACGCAGCAACTAACCCAAGCGCTGCCCCCATTGAACTGAGCACCCTTCGCGTGTGGCGCAGCGCGTTGGGGAGAATGACGCAGAGTTCAGACGAGGCAACGAGAAACGCCGCTAGGGAATTGCGCGGCCTGATTGACGATGCGACCGACGCGGCTCTGACGGCAGCGGGGCGGGAATCTGACCTGCAAAGTCTTGTGCAATCCCGTGAGAATTGGCGCAATTATCTTGCCGTTAGTGATGCCTCAACCCGTGCAGGCAGTGAATCCGGCATTCTGTCACCGGGCCAACTCAATCAGGCAATTATCAGAACCCAAGGTCGCGAAAACTACGCCATTGGGCGCGGCACAGATTTAATGGAAACATCGCGCGCTGCCGGTAGCATGTTGAGACCAATGCCGACGGTCGAGGCTGGCGGTATTCGCAGGCTGCCTTATATTGGGCAGCTTGGGGCCGGTGGGGCTGGCGCGGCGGCTGGCGCGGCTGTTGCTGATATACCTGGGGCAATTATTGGCGGTCTCTTGGGTGGAGTCACCCCATCAATCATGGAAGCCACTATGCGCTCCAGGACTGTTCAGTCACTGCTAGCTAACCCAACGCTTTCAGCGGCAGTATCTGCGCGAACGGCCCCCGGACTGCTTGCCGGAAATTAATTGAAGACCGCAATAAGTAGGGCAAGGAACGCGAACAAAAGGCCCCACAGCGCAAACCCAAAAATCATGGTCAGAACCCATGCAACAAATACCGAAATGAAACTTTCGTTCTCCATACCGTCCAATGTGGGCGGTTTTTCTGTTTAATACAAGGGGCGACCCATGGCGAAACCCATGAGCGATGACAAGGTGCAAGGCATTGTCAAGCGCGCCATAGACGATGCCCGTGCGTGGATTGATGCCGATATCGCGCCAGATCGGGTCAAGGCACAGCTATATTTCAACGGCGGTGTTGACTTCGGCGCAGAGGCTGGCCGCTCAAAAGTCGTGGCCACCAAATGCCGGGATACGATTCGCGCTCTAAAGCCTGCAATCATGCGGACATTCTTGCAAACGAAAGCAGTAGAGTTCCTGCCCGGCAAGGTAGGCACACCAGAAGATGCTGAAAACGCCACAACATATGTGCATTACAAGCTAGATCAAAACAACTTCTACCGGATTTTTTCGGACGTTTTCCATGATGCTGCGGTGAAGAAATCTGGGTTTGCCAAGGCATATTTCGAGGAAACAGACCGCACGCAAATCCGGTCGTTTTCAAACCTTTCGACGGAGGAATTCACGTCGATTGTAATGCAAGATGACATTGAGGTTGTCGAACACAGCGAAAACGACGACGGCACCCACGACATGAAACTGAGTGTCACGGATACAGACGGAGATATTCGGGTTGAAAGTATTCCGCCGGAGGAGTTCTTTGTCGATGACGGCGCTCGTTCGCTGGATGATTTCTACATATGCGGGCAGGCATCCGAAAAGCGGGTGAGTGATTTTTTGGACATGGGATTCAGCATGTCTGAGATTGAGGGCCTTGGCACCGAGGGCGAGGACGAAGAAGAACAGCAGCGCACCGGCCAATCATCCAGCGACAACGACGACCAAGGCGACCCGTCCATGAAAAAGGTCTTGATGACCGAAGCCTATATGCGGATGGACATTGACGGCACCGGCCATCCGGTTTTGCATTCGTTTCTTTGCGGCGGCGCTGGTTACAAGATTTTGCGCAAGGAACCGGTTGAGGATGTGCCGTTCGCGGTATTTGAGATTGACCCTGAACCGCACGCATTTTTCGGGCGATCTCTGGTAGAATTAATCAAATCCGATCAGGACGTTTCCACATCCATGTTACGCGGCATCATTGACAACGTGGCGATGACAAATGTTCCGCGCGTTGCCTTCGATCAGGACACCGTGAACCAGGATGATGTTCTGAATAACGAGGTCGGCGGTGTCATTAGAACTCAGGGCAGCCCGGCAAATAGCCTGATGCCTTTTAGCGTTCCATTCACGGCGGGCATAACCCTTCCGGCGCTGCAATACTTTGACATGCAGGTTGAGAATAAAACCGGAGTTTCCCGCGCATCCACAGGCATGGACCCGGATGCGCTGCAATCGACCACTGCGGCGGGTGTTAACGCCACCATCCAGGCATCACAGGGGCAGGCCGAGGTTATAGCGAGGAACCTTGCAGAAGGCGGCATGACGCGGCTGGCGCGCATTATTTTACGCCTAGCCATAAACCACGTTTCTGACACCGACATGATGATGGTTAGCGGGCAGCCCACGCAGGTTAGTCCGGGCGATTGGGACGCGAGTATGGGAATGACGGTTAATGTTGGCCTCGGAACCGGTCAGCAGGAACAAAAGGCCATGACGCTGATGCAGGCTCTGCAATGGCAACAAATGCTATGGCAGCAAGGCGGCGGCCCACAGAATGGCCTCGTCACGATGACGCAGATGCGAAACACGATGGCTGACCTTCTGAAACTCGGCGGCATTCAAAACGATGCTAGGTATTTCCAGCCGATGGACCCTGAAAGAGAGCAGATGTTGACGCAACAGGCAGCGCAGGCCCAACAGGGGCAAGAGCAACAGAACCCGCTGGCCGAGGCTGAAATGATCCGGGCACAGGCGCAATTGGCGGAATCCGAGGGCGGCAATCAGATTGCCCGAGAGAAAATGCGGATAGACGCCATGGCAAAGGCTGAGGAAGCGGATCGCAAGCGCGACCAGATGGATCAAGACCTTTTGGTTGAGGCAGCCAAGCAATCCGGCGGGCCAATTCCGGTGTCGCAGATCCAAACACTCCAACGGCAGCCACGGTCCTAACCCATGGATACAGCACAAAAGGCAAACCGCAATCAACGGTTTCTGGCAGACGAGGCGTTTCAGGACGCCATCACAGAGGTTCGTCAAGCGCAAATAACTGCGTTTGAGAATAGCGGGTCGGCAGGCGTAGCCATCCGCGAGGAAGCGCACGCAATCCTGCGGGCATTAACTAAAATCATTTCGGCCTTAGAAGCACCCGCAAAGGACTTGAAGGTTGAAGAAAAACAGAAGGAACGGCACCGTGGCAGCGACCGAACCAAGTGAACCAAAGACTTTCGACGATCTTGCCGAAAGCCTACTCGCCCCCGCAGAAGCGAAGGCCCCAAATCCCGAACCTGAAATGGAGGAAACTGCGGACGCACCTGATGAAGATCAGCCCGAAGCAGCGGATACCGATGAAGAACTAGGCGATGACGCTGATGAAACGGACAGCGACGAATCCGTTTCTGAGGATGACGAGACAGGCGAAGAAGACGCCAGTTCTGAGCAACCTGCGACACGCTACACCGTAAAGGTGGACGGCGAAGAAGTGCAGGTGACGCTCGATGAATTGCAGCGCTCCTATTCCGGGCAATCTCACATCCAAAAGGGAATGCGTGAAACTGCGGCCCAACGGAAGCAATCCGAGGCAGAGCGGCAAGCGTTGACTCAAGAGCGGCAGCAACTTGCCGCGTTGATCCAGAACATTGAACAGACCGGAATGCAGGAACCACAACCCCCTGCGCCTGAATTGAGCGAGTCAGACCCTATCGCATACATGCGGCAGGATGCAAAGTTCAGGCAAGACATGCAGCAATTCCAAGCGAAGCAGCAGGCGGTGATGCGGCAATACCAGCAACACCAAGCGGCAGAATCGAAGCGAATGGCGGCTTTCCGGGCGGAGCAAGAGCAAGCCCTTGTTCAGGCAATCCCCGAATTGGCGGACCCGCAAAAGGCGGACGCTACAAAGCGGGCGATTGTAAAGGCGGGGACTGAATACGGCTTCACCGAAACAGAAGTGGCGGGCATTGATGATGCCCGTCAAGTTCAGGTTTTGAATGACGCGCGCAAGTGGCGGGAACTCAAAGCCAAGGAAACTGCGGCAAAGGCAAAGGTTAAAGACGCCCGCCCCGTTGTTAAACCCGGCGTGAAAAAGACCACCAGTAACCACTCAAAACGCCAAGACCAAAGGAAACGCCTCAAGCAGACCGGTAGTGACGATGACGCCATTGCCCTGATGCTTGCGCCTGATTAAGGAAAAATCACATGGCACAACCAACAAACACTTTCGACAGTTACGATATGGTCGGCATTCGGGAAGACCTGTCGGACATGATCCACGACGTTTCACCAGATGAAGCGCCATTTTACTCGAAATGCGGCAAAACAAAGGCGACGAATACCTATCACGAATGGCAAACGGACGCCCTGCGCTCGTCTGCTGTTAATGCCCACATCGAGGGTGACGACACCGTGGCGGTTGCCCGGACGGCGACTAGCCGCCTTGGGAACTATTCTCAGATTTTCAAAGATGCCGTGATCATTCCCGGCTCCGATGATGGTTTGAACAAGGCCGGACGCGGCAGTGAAATGGCAAAACAGGTGCTGAAAATCGCCAAAGAGCAAAAGCTGGATATCGAGCTTGCGCTTTTTGCCAACAACGCCCGCGTTGCAGGTGACGGCGCAACCCCCCGCGAACTTGCGGGAGTTCCGGCATGGATGCTGACCAACACTGTATTCGAGTCTGGCAGCAGCGGTGCGGACCCGACCGGCGACGGCACCGACGCGCGGACGGATGACGGCACTCCGGTGGCGTTCTCGCAGGCCCGCCTTAACACGGCCTTGCAAAGCGCTTGGGTGTCCGGTGGCCGCCCTGATACGGTGTATCTGTCGGCCTTCCAGATGAATGTGGCGCTCGGCTTCACTGGCAACAACAACCAGCGTTCCACCATTCGCGCAAAGCGTGGCTCGAACGAGGTTGTTAACCACATGGATGTCTATGTGACGCCATGGGGCACGGTTGAATTCATGCCATCGCGTGAAAACCGGGGCCGGGACGTTTTTGTCATGCAGTCGGATATGTGGAAGGTGGCGACTCTGCGCGGCACCAAAAACACGGCACTGGCAAAAACCGGTGACAGCGACAAGCGCCAGATCATTACGGAGCTTACCCTGGTTTCGGCCAATGAAAAGGCATCCGCTGCGGTGTTTGACAACACCACATCCTAATGACACGGGCGGCCTTCGGGCCGCCCTTTTCACCTCAAATTGAAAGGGGCGCACAATGCCTTCTCCATACAAATCGAACTACGGTGTGACCGACTGGACGGCTGCAACACTTGCCGTCAATGCAGCGGCCCATGCCGGGATGACGATCAAATCAAACCTTGCGGCCACGCAAACTGCAACACTCCCTGCGGCAACCGGGTCCGGCAATGAATATCGGTTTTTCGTTGCCATTACCAAAACCGGCGACCTGGTGATTCAGGTCACGACCACGGATATCATGCAGGGCGGCGTGGCTATCGCAACCGACATCGCTGGCGTTGTTATGCTGGCAGGCGGCACGGCGGACACCATAACGCTGAACGGCACCACGAAAGGCGGCGTGAAGGGTTCGCTCTTGCGCTTTCAGGATGTCGCATCCGGCATTTGGAGCGTTGAGGGATTTCTGGTTTCGACCGGGGTTGAGGCCGATCCGTTCTCGGCGGCTGTTTCCTAACGCCTTTTGGCAATCGAACAGCGAAAACAGGGCATCCCTTTGGGGTGCCCATTTCTTTGGGGGTAATGATGAAAACAGCAGAAAAGTTTTTCGAGGATGACGGCAAGATTATCCACGCCCGAACGTTCGACAACCAACACGCGCTTGATGATGCCGCCGCGATTCGCAGCGCGGGCCTCGGCCAGACCGGTGAAAACCGCCTTATTGGGCGAATACCTATGAACCTTGTTTCAGATTGGCTGAAAGAGGCAGGGCTGAAATGGAACGATCCGGCGGCAAAGGATGTAATCCGGCGCAAACTTCTGAGTGGTGACGTCGATGCGCTCCGAGTTTGGAAGGGAACATTCTAATGGTGTCCGTCAATGCAATCATGCAACAACGCCGTGATACGGCGGCGAACCTTGCTTCCGAAAATGCGGTCTACGCGGCAGGTGAAATCGTCGTTGAAACTGACACTGGCGCTGTGAAGATTGGCGACGGGGCTACAGCTTACGCAAGTTTATCCTATGTTGGGCCAACAGCCGCCCAAGTCGCTGCTGTTGGCGCGATAATGGATTCCGATTTTTCAACCAACGGCATTATGGAACGCACCGCTGATGGTGCATACACCACAGCCACGGCAGACGTTGATTTTCAAAGCGTTCCTTCTGAGGGTGCTTTCGCGGACGGCGACAAGACCAAGTTGGATGGGATCGAGGCATCTGCGGACGTGACTGACACGGCCAACGTAACAGCAGCAGGCGCGCTGATGGATAGCGAGGTCGATGCGAACATTAAAACGCTTGTCTTGCCGGCCAGCACAACAATCAGTGCTTTCGGTGCAAGCCTTGTGGACGACTTGTCAGCGTCTGCCGCCCGAACGACGCTTGGCGTCGATGCAGCCGGAACCGACAACTCAACAGACGTCACGCTATCAGGCACAGGGACTTATATCTCAATTGCAGGGCAGGTCATTACTGTCGATCCGATCACGGAAAGCGACATTTCGGATCTGGGTTCATACCTGACCGGCATTACCGGTGAAACGCTTTCTGACCTGTCTGACGTGACTATTACTACAGTGGCGGCGGGCGAACTGCTCAAGTGGAACGGCAGCGCGTGGATTAATCAGACCCTGGCAGAAGCGGGCATTGACCCCGCAGGGACCGACAACAGCACAGACGTGACAATTGCGGCGGGGCTGGACTACATCACAATCGCTGGCCAAGAACTGACGCTCGGCTCTGTGGACCTTGCGGCAGACGTCACCGGCAACCTTCCGATCGGGAATTTAAACAGCGGCACTAGCGCGTCCGCAACAACTTTTTGGCGGGGTGATGGCACGTGGGCGACCCCGGCGGGGGCTTCCGGAACGGTTGACACATTCGGCACCCCTGTCGCGCTTGATTTTGCGCGATTCACTGACGCTGATACGATTGAAGGCAGGAGCTACGCAGAGGTCAAGGCAGACCTGAGCCTTGAAATTGGCACGGATGTTCAAGCATACAATGCCAACCTGACGGCGTGGGCGGGTGAGACGGTTCCGACCGGAACTGTTGTCGGCACGACCGACGCGCAGACACTGACGAACAAGACCCTGACCAGCCCCATTGTCAACGTCGCTTCCGATGCCACGGGGGACATTTACTACCGGACGGCGGGCGGCGCTTTTGCCCGGCTTGCGGTTGGCTCCACAGACGAGGTTCTGACGGTTGCTTCCGGGTTGCCTTCGTGGGCCGCTGCTGCGGGGGGCGGCGTTTCTGACACGCAGACATTTGACGCATCAGGCACGTGGACGAAACCTGCCAGCGGCACTCTGGCCATTATTCATATCTGGGGCGCTGGCGGTGGTGGAGGTCGTGCAGGCTCCGGTGACGGTGGCGGCGGCGGCGGCGGCGGCGGCGGCCACGAGTTTATAGTCCCCCTGTCAGCGCTCGGTTCTACCGAGACCGTAACCATCGGGGCTGGTGGACTGGGCGCTACGTCTGACAATGTGGATGGTGGGTCCGGCGGATCGTCGTCGCTTGGCTCCGACCTTATTGTCTACGGTGGCGGCGGCGGCTTCGGAAACACAACCAGTTGGGGCGGCGGTGGTGGCGGTGGCAGTGTAATTGGTGCCGGTGGCATTGGTTCCACATCTGTCGGTGGTACTGCTGGCGGGATGGACGCCACAGCGGGCAGCAGCGATGGTTCAAAACCAACCATCGCCCTATCCGGCGGCGGTGGCGGCAGGGGCATGGGATCAGTTGCAGCCACGACATCAGGACAAGGGGGCGACGCCGTTATGGGCGGTGGTGGCGGTGGTGGAGGCGCTGCCGCTACTGGTGCCGGTGGCTCGTCCATTCAGGGCGGCGTTTCAGCGCTCGGCGGCGGTGGTGGCGGCGGTGGGTCTGACGCAACGGCGGCAGTGGCGGGATCGCAACCCGGCGGTGGCGGCGGCGGGTCAGAAATAGCGAATGCTGGCGATGGTGGAGATGGCCGTGTGACTGTTTACGTTATCTAAGAGGATATTATCATGGAAAGATATGCGCGCATAGTTGAAGGAACCGTGGTCAATGTTACCACCCTTGACCCTTTGAACATTCCCGATGGATTTCAGGATTGGGTGGCGAGTGGCAGGGCGGATATTGGGTGGTCATATGACGGTTCGGCCTTTGCTCCGCCCGCCCCGCCAGACCAGCTTGATCTGTGGCGGGCGAGTGCCGTCCTATCCCGGCGCAATTTCTGCATCGCCTGTTTCCGTGCCGGTCTACTCAGCGCGGATGATGCAGTTATCGCTGCCAAAGGAGAGTGGCCTGCGGCTTTCGACAAGGCACTCACGGGCATGGCGGCGGATCGGGTGACAGAGGCGAAAATCGAATGGGCTGCGGTAACTGAAATCCGCCGGAATGCGCCGCTACTTAAGGCTGTTCAAGCCGTCACGCGAGTAACTGATGGACAGATTGATGCGCTGTTTGGGTGGAGCGAGAAATGATACCTCTTCGCAAAACCGCAGAAATGTTCATGGCGGTATATGTCATCGGGTTCAGCGGGTTTGTTGCGGGGAGTCATTGGGGCGGGGTCAACGCTCTTGAATGGGCGG